CATAGCGACTCTCTCCTTTTTCTTGGCAGAAAAAACCACCCTCGGCCCATTATGACCGCGGATGTGAGAGTCGCTACTTTCTACGAATTAACGGGCATCCTCAGCGGCTTTACCCCCAATCGCAGATTATGTGGAACGGCAGCACATTGGAGACCACGTTCCTGGACTCACACCACCTTCAGACCACGATTACTCGGGAGACATTTGAATCCCTCGGCGACGGCAGCAGTGTGCGGATTTCCGTGTCTCAGGGTTCGGGATGTCCTATCGGTGGGAATTCTCCTGCGCTGGATCTAGTCATCAATTAGGGGGACGTTCAGGCTACGTCTCCGTGGTAAAATTGAGTTTCAAGGCGCTCATCGCCATAAAAATACAACACCCAAAAAACACACCGACAAATCTGCTATCGTTGGGCCAAAAACCTGGCGAAGGAGCGCCTGGCCCCGTCTTGAGCGGGGCTACCCACACAGAAGCGGAACGAATCTGCGCTAGACATCGACCTTGCGACCGAGACCGAGGTGCTGTCGCTGGTAGTAAAATCTCTTAGCTCCCGAAGGCGAGGCGGATTGTGCAACAGCGACATCTAGGCAATTCGGAAACGCCAACAGAACTAGCTAGACACTTGACTGCTCACTGATTCGAGAAAGCGACTGATGAAGATCGTGAATTCTAAGGAGGTTGGGCCTTCAGCCTCGTCGGACCTCACATTCATTACCAACGAATACGGCAGAAGCCTTGCCGACAGATTTAATGTCCTGCTCGGAAAGAATACTCGGGCTTTCGACTGTCTAGTTGGCTATTTTTTCCTCAGCGGATTTCGCCGCCTTGTCGATGCCTTGCTACCAACCGAGAAAATCCGGATTCTGATCGGACTAGAGACTGACCGACCCGTTTTTGATCTCTTGTCCCAAGCCAAGCAACAAGCGGAACTTGATTTGCGCTCACATGCTGAAGCGAAGGAGCTTCTGCCGGCCGAAATTCTCGCAGAACTGGAAGAAGTCGAGGACAGCGCAGAGGTAGAGAACCGCTCCTGGATCAGCGCCCGCTCGAACTCTGCCATTGCCCCAATAATCTGAAACATAAGCCGACCGGACGGCGTACTGAGGTCGAGGTTGTCCCTCAGACTGATGAAGGCCACCCCGAGTGCTGCGAGTTCGGCCAGCGCGTTGACCAAGTGCTTTAGGGATCTCCCAAAGCGGTCGATCTTCCAGATCAGAACCGCGTCAAACCGCCTTCGGCAAGCGTCTGACATGAGACGGTTGAGCGCCGGTCGCGATTCCTTGCAGCCCGACACTCCTTGGTCTGTGAATTCCTCAACGATCTGCCAGCCTCGCCGCCCCGCATATTCCCGCAGCTCGGCAAGTTGCATTTCTGGATCCTGATTGTTAAGGGTGCTGACTCGGGCGTAAAGCGCAACCTGAGCGATAGGTCGAGTGGATTCTGGAGCGAAAGTGGTGCTACGTTGCTGTCTAGCCATTGGTTGCCTCCTTCGTAGGCGACTGTGGTTAGGGCCGGGTGAGTGTTGATAGCACTTATTCGGCCCGTTTCAATCCAATATTCTCACCTTGCTGGCAAGGTATCAAGAACATTCGCTGATCCAGTTCTCCAACCTTGCTCGCAAGGTGTAAAATTCGCTGCCATGGATGAAGAATTGGTTAAAAGGATCCGCTCTGAACTGGCCAGACTTGGCGGCCGGGCGCGGGCAAAGAAGCTAGGTCCCAAGCGACGCAAAGAGATCGCTGTTAAGGCCTCCAGAGCTGCCGCCAAAGCGAGGTCTCGGAAAGCGCGCGAGCGGAAGGTCAGGTGAGAAATGGCTTTCGACAACGGACCTCCCGATTCTGGCGTGGACGTCAATAAGTGGAAGGAGAAGAAGTTTCCGGTGGCTAGTCACGTCAGAAAACAGTTTGAGCACCTGTGTCTCCTCGGGTGTGACCCAAGAGGGCTCCTCAGTTTTCTGACCGCGGCAGTCCATGCCTCCCAAGGGCAGAAGTCAATCTACGACATTTACGGGGTATCGCCATCAGCACTCGCCAAACTGCCGGAGAGACTGGAAAAGATCGCCCGTGAGCTGGAGCCCGTCAATCGGCTTTTCGAAACCTATTTGACGGCTTTGTTCGTAGAGAATCCTAAGCTTTCAGATCAGGTCCGGTCACTTTGCCGCCAAAGAGCAACCGTTTATAAGAACACTCCGAAGTTGTTGCGGGCGTTTGCCACAGATCTCCGGGCGGCCAACGCAGAACTAAGTAAGGCCGTTGGTCCCAAGAGGTACGACTTCTTTCGATATATGGTGCTTGAACTTCTCAAGTACGTGAATACCTGCACGAAGAGACCGCACTACGAGGCAGTCGCAGATTTGCTAAGCCATCTCTCCTCAGCCGAGCAGAAAACCCTTCCGAAACCAACGCGAACCGGAGCGAGGACGGAAAGGGGTGCCACTTCAGGGAAACTGCTCACTAGTCCCGATGCCCTGAAGGCGCTCTACCTCCGTTCGGCTAAATACCGTTTCCGGGACGATTGACACTCCGAATCCAACCGATTCCTTCCGCGTGACATTTTCGATTCAAAAAAAAGCTTGATCTGTCCTCGTAATTCCACAGTGGCCAGTGACATCCTGCGGTCGTGCTAGTTACAAATAGCGTCGCCAAGCCCTTCCCCGAGTCGAGGGAAGGAAAGTCTGTCGACACCCGGAAGGAAGTCGGTGCGAACGATGCAGCCTTGGAACGGCTGCTGAACATTGACGAGGCCGCCAGGATCATCGGCAGGGCTCATTGGACATTGAGGCGCGACATCAAGCTTGGAAAGCTCACGTGCGTTCGCATAGGCCGGCGAATCATGATCGAACCGTCGGAGATCCGCAGGTTAATCGAGGAGGGTCGGAAATAGCATGGGAGCCGATGATCTCGAGCGCGCTGTGCTTGGCGCAGTCCTTCTGAACCCGGCTCACTGGCCTCAGATTGCCGTGCTTCGTCCAGGCGACTTCTTACTTGATGCGCACCGCAAGATCTTTGGTCGCATGCTTGACTTAGCAGAATCGTCCATACCCATCGACACAGTCACGCTCGTCAACGAGTTGGACCGTCGCAAAGAGCTACAGGCGGTCGGCGATGTCGGATACATTTCCAGCCTGATGGACGGCCTCCCAGACCGGCCGCTCGACTCGGTAGAGCGCTACGTGGTCGAAGTGCTCAGCTACGCGGGGTTTCGACACATCGGTCAGGCTGCGGATTCGATACGACAACAAGCCGATGATCCAGCAGCAACAATCGCCGATCTGAGGAGAAAGCTCATAGAGGCAGCACGGGAGGCCGCCCGCTATGAAGCTGAACACGCTACCCGGATTTCTCGGATTGAAGACATTCCATGTCCGTTCACATGCCCTTCCGATGAGACCTGTTGGGTTGTTCACGGTCTGATTCCCGCAAGCGGGATCACGATTATTGCTGGGGAGGCAGGATCTGGGAAGACATGGTTGGCTTTGACGCTCGCCCGCGCTATGACGTTCGGTGATGATTTTCTCGGCCGGCGAACGCAGAAGAACAAAGCGCTTTATCTCGACAGGGAGAACCCCTTGAGCCTAATTCGGGATCGCCTCCAACTGCTGTTCGGAGGCGCGTCTGAGTTTCGGCCATGGGGATTGTGGTGCTCAGATGAGCCTCCCATGATCGGCGATCCTCGGCTGCTAGAATTTGCCCGAAAGCGACCCGTGCTGATCATCGATTCGATGATCAGGTTTCACAGCGCGGACGAAAACTCCGCCACACAGATGGCGCCGGTGATGGCATCGCTTCGAGAGCTGTCAACTGTGGGCGCGAGTGTCATAGTACTGCACCATAAACCTAAAAGCGAAACATCATCTTACCGGGGAAGCAGCGACATCGTGGCAGGCGCGGATGCTGCCTTTTCCCTGGCAAAGCACGACGGCCTGTTGGTGTTGCGAACCATTAAGAACCGGTTCGGGGTGGAAGTGACTGTCAAGATCCAGCCGGACTTTGTCGCTGGGACGTTTGCTGTCCTGGCATCGCCACAGGAGGAGCACGGCTCGGAAGTAAATCTGCTATCGGACATTATCCGATCTTCACCCGGATCGACACAGAACGAGGTTATCAAGAAATGCGGCTTTCAGCGTCGTCGTGCGATCGAGCTGCTCCATCGTCACGACGGTAGGCAATGGTGCCTGCAGAAAGGGGCCAATCGCTCATTGCGTTATTTCCCCAAACAAGTGGTTCCGACGGGGAATCTTGTCGGATCTGCACGGAACCCGCACGCAGGTGCGCCCGAAAGTAGTTCCTATGTTGATTCCAACAGGCGAGAACCACTTGGTATCACTCAGGTAGTTCCGGTTCTCCCACCCTTTAGGGGTGGGAACCGTGAACCACTGGCATGCGACGGCGCATGAGTACACGAGTAAAACTCGAGGTCGTTGAGTGGTTGGATCTGAAAAGCCTCCGGCAATACGCTTGCGTGTCAGAACGAACACTTCGTGAGTGGATCCACCGGTCCGTCGACCCTATGCCGGCCGTGCGCGTGGGGTGTAAGATCCTCGTTCGCCGTAGCGAGTTCGACCGTTGGCTGGAAGCTCATCAGGTAAAGCATGTTGACGTAGGTTGTATTGTGGATGAATTAGTCGCAGGCGTAAAGGGGACGGACTGATGGGTGTGAAGGTTCGCAAGAAGGGCGCCAAGTGGTACGTGGTAGTCGACTACCATGGGCGTCGCAAGGCGAAGTGCGTCGGGAGCCGAGAGGCGGCGGAGCAGGTTCGCCGACAGGTTGAGGCGAAGCTCGCGCTCGGGGACCTGAGCATCCTCGAAACTACGGACGACAAGAAGCCTACCTTTGACGTATATGCGGACAGCTGGCTGAAGGACTATGCCCGGATCGAGTGTAAGAGCTCAACCGCCAACGGTTATGAGGGGGTTCTCGAACAGTATTTGCGCCCGCGATTTGGGAAGAGGCTGCTCAATGAGATCAGGCGGGACGACATCAAGGCGCTGATCAATCACCTAATCAGCCGAGATCTCTCCCGCAGCACTATCCGCAACGCACTGTGCGTCATCCGCGGCTTGTTCAATTACGCCATCGAGGAGGGACTTCTTGAATCGAACCCGGCAGCCCGTTTGGGCCGGTTTACGCGCTCCGCGAGGACGGCCGAAACAAAGGGCGTCGCGCTTACGAGCAAGGAGGTTCAGCAGTTCCTGAAGGCGGCTCAAGAGATTTGTCCGGAGTACTATCCCGTCTTCTTGATGGCGGTGCGGGCGGGACTGCGCCGCGGAGAACTCGTGGCGCTCCAATGGGGCGACGTCCAGCTCGGGAGCGGGGACAGCGGTTCCGAACGCTTCATCGTGGTGCAGCACAACTACGTGCACCGCGAGCACACATCAACGAAAAGCAAGAAAGCGAGGCGGGTGGATCTGTCCCGCGAGCTCCGAGGTGCGCTCGTCGAACTTCGAGACAAGCGTCTGTTGGAAGCTTACCTAAAAGGCAAGAACGACATCTCCGATGAACTGGTTTTTCGGTCACCCGAGGGGAAGATTGTCGACCCTGATAATCTCTACCATCGCGTATTCCTTCCCTTGTTGGCCAAAGCTGGCATTCGCAGGATCCGCCTGCATGATCTCCGTCATACCTTCGGATCGCTACTCCTCCAAAATGGCGCCTCGATTGTCTATGTGAAAGAACAAATGGGGCACAGTTCCATTCAGGTCACAGTCGACATCTACGGCCACCTGATTCCCGGTGCCAACGTTTGCTTCGTAGACAGGCTTGACGGGGTCCCGGCAGAAGAGGCGCAAACAACTCCGCAACAATCCGCACGTCCCGCGCAACCAGACGAAATGGGGGTTCCTCCGGATATTCTCCAACTGCTTGAAAGTACTGGTGGCGGCGGTAGGACTCGAACCTACGACCTACGGATTATGAGACCGTCGCTCTAGCCACCTGAGCTACGCCGCCACTGTCTTACAACTCAATGAATATGAACAGTTTGCCCAGGAAGCGCCTGGCGACGTTACCTAGGTTACTGCCCTTCTACTGTCCAATCCTCTGGGAAGACGACATAATGGAACCCTGGAGGGTTCCATGCAGAAGGGACAGCTCATCGAGGCCTCAGGATCAGTGTACATTCGATTCTATCGCGACGGGAAGAGGGTCGCGGAGAAGCTCTGCGAGTTGGACGACAAGCACTACTCTCTCAAGGCCAAGTCTGTGAGGCTCCTGCGGGAGAAGTTCATGCTGGCCGTCAACACGAAATCCCCCTCGAACGACGCCAGGGCCGTGACCGTCTCGGAATTTTGGGATTCGGTGTTCCTGCCCCACATCGAGCAGCCGCCGCCGAACGGCCTGAAGCCGAGTTCCATTCACTCCTACAAGGCGATTTGGCGTCAGGTCCTCAAGGACCATCTGGAGGATCGGACGTTCGTAGAGTACGAGCCCGCGGACGCGAGCGACTTCCTCACTCTTCTAGCCAGGCGGCTGGGTCGCCGCGCTCTCGCTCACGTTCGCTCACTCGGGTCCTCGATCTTCGCGCACGCCGTCGCGGAGCGGATCATCAAGACGAACCCCTGGCGCGAGGCGAAGGTCAGAGGCAAAGTGAGGGCGCCGAAGCCGGCGGTCTACTACAGCGAGGATCAAGCAAACAGCTTCGAGGAGAAGCTGAAGGACGATCCTAGGTCGCTGGCGATGTTCTCGCTCGGGTGGTACGAGGCGCTCAGGCCGGGGGAAATCGCTGGGCTGCGGTGGGAGGACATCGGGCCCGATTCCGTGCACATAAGAAGGAGCGCGTGGCGCGGCAAGGTCACCGACCCGAAGACGGAGGAAGCCGCGTCGTCGGTGCCGCTCGTGTCGAAGTGCAAGGACGCGCTCGAAGCGTGGCGAAGAGTCTGCGGCGGTCCGACCGAGGGATTCGTCTTCCAGAATCGCCAGGGCAGGCCCATCAACATGCAGAACTACTCGCGCAGGGAGATGAGGCCGAAACTCGGGCCGGGATGGAAGGGGTGGTACGGAGCGAGGAGGGGCGCGGCCACGAACCTGATGAACCTCACCGGGCTTCCGCAGGCCAGCGCTGAGCTGCTCCGGCACAAGACCTACGGCGTGACCGTGGCGGCCTACATCCAGCAGGATCGAACCGCGCTCAACGGAGCGATCGCGAAGCTGGAGGAGAAACTCGCCAAGAACTAGGCGGAAAGGCTGGCCGCCCCAATGCTTGCAGGCGGCCATCTTCCCTCTTGCCTACTGGTGGTCCTCGTATATAATGCAAAGCGAACCGCTGGCGCATAGCCGGGTCTCCGTCCAAGAGATGAAGGTTCATGGGGCCAGGTCGGGTGCGAACCGATTCTGGCCCATCTTCAATTATGGAGCTTAAAGGCTCATGCCGAGGAAAGCAATAAAAAAATGAGTTTTAGCAGAAGAATTTTGGCCCTTTGGTACTAACTCGTTCCCGTTGACACGAAGCCTCGCCGCGCCTAGGATAATTCTCAGTACGGAGGATTGACCGATGGCAAGAATGAGGAGTCCCAATTATCCCGCCGCAGGCCTGCGCGACTCCCTGCTTCGCGTCCGCAGCCTTTGGTCCAAGGAAAAAAGAACGCCCGTGGGCGCCGAGGTCGCAGCGAAGGCCATAGGGTACGGGGGACTTAACGGCCCCTCTAGGACCTCGCTGGCCTCGATGAAGAAGTACGGGCTCATCGACAGCGACGACAAGACCGTCCGTGTGTCCGACCTAGCGCTCAGAATACTGCACCCCGCAAACGAGCGGGAGGCCGAGTCGGCGGTACGGGAAGCCGCCCTCAAGCCGGAGCTGTTCATGGACCTGTTCCACACGCACCGCGACGCGTCCGATGGCGCCCTCCGATCCCACCTCATCACCAAACTCGGATTCTCAGAAGTCGGAGCCGGCCAATTGATAAAGGCTTTTAGGGATAGTATGTCCGTGGCAGGCCTCGACAAGCCTGAAAGCTTTCCTTCGGAGGCTTTGCAGGCTCTCGACAACGCGCAAGCATATGACGGACATAGGGTTGACTACGCGCCAGTGGTCGATTCTCCCCGCCAACCCGCGCCTGCATTTGGAGAAGTGAGGTATCTTACGGATTGGAATACTCCGCAAACTTTCAGCTGGCCGCTGGCCCCGGGAGTCACGGGCGAAGTTAGGATACTGGGGGACGCGCCCAAGCCCCAGTACCTTGAGGCCATCCGGGGCTATCTGGAGCTGGCGAAAAAGCTGCTGAAAGAGGACGACGGCGCCAATCCAGGCGTCGAGGGAGGGACCAGAGAGGGAAGCATCTGACCTCGCCAAGTTGTTAATTTGAGCCCTCGGCTCTTCGCCCCCATACTGGGCCTCGTAACGCAAATCCAGCCGCACGGGAGAAACGACATGGAGCTCAAGCACGAAAGAACGAGAGTAAGAAGGTTCATCGAGTGCCATCTTCGCAGCGCGATGGACGCTCACGACCGGACCCTCGACGCGGCGCTGAAATCCCTCGCGAAGATAGAGCGGGCGGGAAGCCAGGCAGAACTGCAGCGCGTCTTCGACCGAGTGCAAAGGCAGAATCAAAGGCTGTCTCGGCTGTGGTCCGAGTTGGAGGGAATATGAACCCCGCGGACATTCTTTCGCTTTGCGTCGTCAAGACCCCGGATGGCAAGTATTCGTTTCGGGCCACATCCGTCTGGAAACCGAAGCCGTGGGAGTACGGCAAAGCCATCACCGGGCCGGGCTTCGCTCTGAAGAAGTCCGACCTGCCAGTGGAGCAATGGGCGCAGATCAAGAGCGTCGTGGAAACCACAAAGCCCGATGCCGGCAAAGACGGCACCAAGTGCTGGATCCTGGTCTACGGCCTTGTCTATGAAGAAACGCGGTGCACCTGGACGTGGCGAGAAACGGGCCAGGCAGTGTGGGTCGACGAGCTCGGATTCCCGACCCGCGAGAACACGAGCGTCAGGTATGAGGGCAAAGGCCTGCTCACGAACTTCGACGGCAAAGAGGGCTGGCAACCGATCGAGTTTTGACGGTCGTGAGGGCTCAATCGGGGGCCGATCTTGGGTACCTACGGCGATCCAGGACGCGTCCGAGGACCGGGGGCCCTTGCCGATCGCCGTTGGGATTCTGGGCCAGTGGGTGTAGTCAAGGACAGCGTTGCAAACAAAGGGCTTAAGAGTTACTGCCCCGGTCCTGCTGTCCGAAAGGTCTGCATGTGGTTGAATCGAAAGATTTGAGCCATGGTGTCACGAATCGTAGGTCCTAGGCCTCTACCCATTAACAACTTCGCGAAACTCGAGGTTGACGTCCATTGACGTTGGGGTCAGATTACTTCTGTGAGCCCTGCGTGCAAGTAATCTGATAATCTGACCAGGGTCTGCCCCAAGAATATCTGAATAATCTTCTTTTTTATCATGCACTTACGGACAGACCGAAAGTCAGATTATCAGATTACCTCTCTCACAGCCACGAGCAGGAAGAAGTAATCTGACATCCCAAAACTAGCTTAATCTTCCGAATCGCCTTCAATCTATTGGGCAGACCATGAGGTCTGAGTATCGGATGCCTTCCCCCCAGCGGATACATCGCGCCGACTAAGTCTCCAATCATGAAAGCCTCGAAGCTCTTGTCCCCGAGCAAATGGCGCAGACAGAACGGCGTGAGGCCCGAAGCCCGAGGCTCCTTGCATCTCCTGCACTCATTGCGATCTTTCTTCCGTCGATAGCAACTCTTCACGGCTTTCAAGATCTTCGGTCGAAGACGCCTCTGGCTCTGCCCGGCCATGCGGTGGTCGGCTTTGGCGCACTCACTGCGCCATCTTTTCTCTTCGTCCCTCGTCATCATGGCTTCTAAATCCTATCTCTTAACAACTTCACCGTAAATAGGAACCTAGTAACTACCGGCGAGTTACTAACCACAAATCCCAGTTCTTATAAGACCCAATCTCTTATTAAGTTGTTAATTTCTCTTCCATTTTAATCTATCGCATGATCGTCATGTGAGCGGCAGACAGACATTCCGGGAGATGGTGCGGGAAGCGGTGGGCCGGGGGCTGACGGTGATTCCCGTCAATCCCGATTCCAAGGCGGCGGTGGAGGACGGCTGGCAGGCGAAGGGCTACAGGAAAGAGGAGCCCCTGGCCAGCGACTTCTCCGCGGACCACAACTTGGGCGCGCTGTGCTCCAAGGGCGGCAGCTGGATATTCGATGTCGATAGCGTCGACTGGTTCACCTCGGAGTTTCCGCGCGACCTTCTCCCGAGCCTTGAAACTTTCGCCGTCAAGACCGGGGGCGGCGGCTACCAGTTCCACTTCCTGCAGGACGACTTGTCGCGCGCCGTGCTCTCTAACAAGAGCATGAAGAACCCGAATCCTAAAGCATACAAGAAGCCGACCGGCGCGGAGTGCGAGTCCGTGTTCGACGTTCTCTTCGACCGCAAGCAGGGCCTTCTGCCCGGCTCCATGCACCCCGTCACCAAGAAGGAATACGAGGTACACAAAGATGCTCCCTTGGTTCCAGCGGGCCGGGAGCTGGTGGACTGGATCGTCAAGACGCTCGCCAAGAAGCCGCGGGCGAAAAAAGCGGAGGCGTCGCCGTTCAGATTGCGAAGCAGTTGGAAGCCCGAGGCCGAGCTGGAGAAGGCCGGGCTCAAGTTCGATAGGTCCGAGAGGGACGGCAAGGTCTTCCTCAACTATCACGCACTCATGGGCAAGTGCCTCGTGAAGGGCTCCGCCCATTCTGAGCCCGAGAACAACCGCCAAAGCGCGTTCGTCCATGATCCTGCCGTGGGCCAGCTCTGGCACGAGTGCTTCTCCTGCGAGCCGGGGATCGCGGCGACGAAGAAGGCGCTCGCGGAACTGGGCATCGATTACAGGACGGCGTTCGCCTGCGACGGCCAGAAGACCGTGACCGTGTGCAACTTCCGGGACCACGTGGAGAAGAAGCACTTGGCATATCTCTGGCCGGGATACCTGCCCGCGAACAAGCTCGTGCACTTCGCCGGCGAATCCACCGAAGGCAAGTCGCCGGTCACAGTTGACCTCATCGCCAGGGTGTCTGCCGGGCTGAAGTGGCCAGATGAGCGAGAAAATTCCGTGGGTCCTAGAAAGGTGCTGCTCATGGCGGGGGAAGACGACCCCGAGGACACGGTGAAGCCCCGGCTGGAGCTCGCGGGCGCGCTGCTGGAGAACGTCGTCTATTTGAAGGTGTGGATCACCAAGGATTCCACCGACATAGAGAAGTCCGTCGCGCTCGACGCCGACATGGAAGTGCTGATGGAGGCCGCGCGGCAGTTGGATGACTTGGCTTTGATCGTATGGGACCCGTTCTCCAATTATCTAGGCAACAAAGCGCTGAACAAAGAAGAGGACATGCGCCAGTTGCTGATGCCGCTGTCCGACTTGGCCCGCGAAATCGGCTGCTGCATCGTCACAGTCGGCCACCTGAACAAGCGAGAGCGCGGAACCGATCCGCTGCAGCGGATCATGGGGGCCGCCGCGATCAAGGGCGTCGCGCGCTTCATCTATTTCTTCGGCCCTGATCCGGAGGACGCGGACAAGTTCGCCCATGTCATGGTGCAGCGTCGCGGCGTCGGGGCAAAGTCGCTCAGGTACGCCACCGAAGGCGTGAAGGTGACGTGGGACGGCCAGGAGTCCGAAGTGGTCCGAGTCGTCTGGCGTGGGTTCAGCGAAGCGACCAGCGAGGACGCCGTCGATCCGGCGTCGGGCAAAGAAAAAAGCTCCGAAGAAAAGGCCGCCGTCGTCCTCAAGAAGTTCCTGAGCACCGGCAAGAAGCCGAGCGCCGAATGCTACGAGCACATGAGCGAGTCTGGGTTCGCTCTGCAAGACAAGCAAAACCCTGGATTGAACAGTTTGAAGGTCAGGAAAAAAGCAGGGGTGGACACCGAGCAGAAGGACAAGAAGCACTGGTGGTTCTTGGCCGCACCCAAGGATATGCAGCAGGATTTCGGCGTCGATTGCTAAAAGGAGAAGTCATGGAACAACGACAAAAGCCAGTGAGGTTCATGGGGCTGTACCGGACGGGGATGACGGAGGAGAAGGCGGCCTTCTACGCCCGAATCATGAAGATGCTGCACCGCCACGGGACCCTGGGTGAGGGGGAGCTCGCGAACAGGGTGCTAGAGACCCTTGCCAGCGAGTCTTGGAACGAGGCAATGCGGGAGCTCGTCGGCTTCAACGCAGTGGAGCTGGTCCCGGCCACCTACGCCCGAAGCAAGGCGGTCAGGCTCACGGGCGAGGGCCAAGTATGGGGCCTCGAATTCCAGTGCAAGGGCCAGGAGCAGCAGCCTCACCACATCCGCGGCAGCCAGGCCGAGGCATGGGCCGCGAAGTGCGCGGCTGAGAGGAAATAGCCATGGAGCTCTTGACGGTGGAACAGGCGGCAGAGCTCTTGAACCTCGAACCCTCGCAGATTTATTCGCTCACGAGGGCGAGGGGAAGGTCTCGCCTGGCAAAACCCATCCCCGTCATACGCATCTGTTCCTCACTCAGATTTTCGAAAGAGTCTTTGGTCGAGTGGGTGAAGTCCTTGGAGGAAAAATGAGCAATCCGAGCAAGCCGTTCGACGCACTTGGGTTCTTGGTCGAGGAGCTGAAGGTCGCCCGCGCCGTGCACGCCGAGCAGCGCCAAGCGCGGCTGGCCGGTAACGAGAAGGAAGCCTCCCGGCTGTGGTTCTCGAACGCGCGCAGGCTGCGCAATGTGTGGCGGCTTCTGAAGGAGCAAGCAGATGAAAAGGACTAAGGTCGCGCAGGAAGTCCGGCGGCAGGAGGTGGCGAACGGAGTCGGCCAGGGGGAGTCTCTCTCGGGCCTGGCGGAGAGGCTCCAGGTCCACTACCGCACGATCAAGCGCGAGTTCGACCTTCTTCGCGAGAAGTACGCGTCCGCCGACATGGAGAGGTACGAGGTCCAAGTAGAGGTGTACCTGGAGAAGCTGGACAAGATCGAGGCGGCGACCGTGGCCGGTCTGCCGACGAAGGTCGGGCAGATGCTCATCAACATCGCCCAGGAGCGGGCCAAGGTGCAAGGCCTCTATGCTCCGTCCAAGCACCTGACCGCGTCCGTGACCGCCGAGTCCTCGCCGCTGTTCCTGCGGTTCAAGCAGGCCGTCAGCGGCCTGACGGAGGCGCAGATAGAAGACGCGTTCCGGTATCTCGCCGCATTGCCCCGGACGACGGCCTCCCCTCAGCGCGACGAGTCTTGGTTCCCGAAGACTCAGAAGGTAATAGAAGGTGAACAGTGACGCTGCTTGAGTATTGGGAGAAGAACCGCCCGCGAAGCTACCAGACGACTTGGGTGCACAGATGGATTTGCCTCCTCGTGGAGAGGGCGTACCTCGAACGCAAGAACGCGATCATCGAGGTGAGTCCGCGCTCCGGCAAGTCGGAAATCTGCAACGTGTACGGGCCGGGGTGGCGCCTGGACTCTGACTTCACCGAGGCGATCGGGCTCGTGTGCAACTCCGACGCCCTGGCGCAGAAGTTCTCGCGCGCCGCGAGGAACTTGGTGAAGGTCCCGCTCGACGCCGACCGGAACAACCAGTGGAGGATCGCCGGCACGAACTCGCTCGACTACAGCTACCACGCCAGCGGAATCCGCGGGCAGATGACGGGGACAGGGTTCTCCGCCCTGCACCTGGACGACACGATCAAGTCGGGCGCCGAGAGCAAGTCGGAGGTGGTGCGCCAGAGCATCTGGGAGAACGTGTGCTCCGCCGCGATCACGCGACTGAGCCCTCGGGGGATCGTCGTCTGCCTTCAGGCGAGGTTCCACCTTCAGGACACCGTGGGGATGCTGCTGGAGCAGGAGCACATGAAGTTCCTGCGCCTGCACGTCCCGGCGACGAACGACACCGGAGACCAAGCGTACTTCCACGACGGGTACTCGGGCGAGCACGTGGACTTCCCGGCCTATGCGAGCTATTGGCCCGAGCGCTGGCCTCGCGAAAGGCTGAACGACATCAAGGACACGTCCGGCCCGTATTACTGGTCCGCCCTCTACCAGCAGGCCCCGTCGCTCGGCGCGATGCAGTATTTCGACCTGGACAAGTGCGCCAGGCACTCTCACCCGACTGCCGACATCTGCTGGGTCGCGGTGGACGCGGCGAACACCGCGACCTCTCACGGGTCGTTCACCGCCTTCGTCGGGATGGGTTTCGACAACGCCACGGGGAGGCTCAAGGTCGTGTCCGTGAGGCGGGGGCGCTGGCGGCAGGACCAGATGCACGTCGAGCTCGTGGACTTCTACCTTGAGATGCAGAGGCTGACTGGCCGCAGGCCGGAGTCGGTGATAGTCGAGCAGGCCGCCGCCGGATGGGGGATCATCGACGGGCTCAGCCACAAGCTTCCGATCGAGCCGCTCATCCCGAAGGGCAGCAAGGAGGACCGCGCCTCCAGCGTGTGCTACCTAGTCAATCGCGGATCGGTGTCTCTGCCGGAGAGCGCCCCCTGGCTCAAGCAGTTCATCGACGAAGTCGGGTCGTTCCCCCTCTGCGCGCACAACGACGTCACAGACGCGTTCGGGATGTGCCTCGCATATCCGGTGAGGCCGAGCGAGTTCAAGCCGAAGGACGCGGTCCTTCGAGGCAACGCTCCCCTGCCGGGATGGGAGCGGCCCAGGATGGCCTTGGACGAGATCGACGAAGAGCTGGACCAGATGGGCTACGGAGTCATTTTATGAGCATGGCAGAGAACCAGTCGATAATTTCCAAGGTGGCCAAGAAGTGGCGCGAGTACAGGCGCCAGGCGGCGATCGCGAGGCGGCGGGCCAGGGTTGACCATGACCGGGCGGTCTCCGAACTGGAGCTGCTGATCGACGACGTGAGGCAGGAGGGATACGACCCCGAGAGCGAGGTCGGAAGGCAGATGGTCGTCGAACTGATCCGGGCCAGGATTCCTTCCGAGGTCCCGGTCGAGTTCACGGACTCGGAGGGCTTCCCCAAATGACCAACCGAAGCGAGAAGTTCACCCTCTGCCACGATGGCACGGTGTGGCGTTGCCGCCTCCGCGGGGGTTCCGGGGTCGTGTTCGCCGACACGGAGGCCATCGCGCTTTCCCGTGCTGAATCCTGGACGTTTGCACACAAGAAGGAACGGAAAAACAACCAGAGCGGAGTCCACAGCTATGACGCTAGCCGATAGGCAGGCCGCGATCAGGGCGAGGCAGAAGCCCCGGCGAGGATGGAAACTCGGGCGCCGAAGGTTCAAGCTGGCTCGCCTTAGGTGGTGGATGTCGATCCAGCTCCAGACTTACTCGCCTCAGGAGGTCGCCAGGATGGTTCGAGACGAACTGAAGATAGAACCGGAAGACATAAGGCGATTTGTGATAGATCGGCGCCGGTTGTTAACTCCTTCGGAATGATGGCACATCTTCTAATAGCGGTTTCGGATTCGCATCCTTCCTCCGACGCGAGATGATGGTCTCAGCCCAAAAGGAGGGCGACAAATCATGAAAACAGTGGATGAACAACTGCAAGACTCGCTCGACGAAGTGGCCAAGAGTAAAGGAGCCAAAACCGCGAGCCTGATCTGGTGCTCTGAGGCGACGGCAGAGGAGAAGCTCGTGCTCTCGCAGGAAGTCCTCTCTGGCAAGTTCGCGGAGTCCGTCCCGGCCTGGCGACGCCCCGCCAGTCAGTCGAAGCTAGTAGAAGAGATTCGCGAGTCGCTCGGCATCGAACGCGAAGAGCCCCGGACGGTGCGCAAGCGGAATGGCGCAGCAGACAACGGCCCCGTCCGCGAGGCCAGCCCCGCCGACAAGTCCAAGCAGAACCTCATCGAATCCCTGAAGCACATGGGGATGAGCCAGAGGGAAGCAGAACTGTTCGCCGAGGACGGAGACTCCGTCGACACCAGCTATTTATTTTCGGAATAAGGAGAGAGACCATGCCCCTGCTTCACTGGAAGAACGGAACCATCACTGAAGACGTCACCCCGGCCATCGCGGAGGCCGTCGCCAAGCTGCCCCCTGACAAGCCTCGGTCCATCGAGGTGCCCCAGGCGGAGCTGTGGCTCAGCCAGAGGGCCGATGAGATTCGCGAAAAGGACCAACTCGCCCAGAGCCTCAAGATCGAACGGGAACTGGTGCTGAAGAAGATGGACTCCGTCCGGGCTGGCGTGAAGAACGCCTACGGCAACGAGAGTTTCCGCGAGGCCCAGGCGCAGAAGGGCGACCGCGTCATGCAGCACTACGACGACGAACTGAAGGAACTGGACTGCCGGATAAAGAGGGCCTCTGATCTGGCGGCCCAGATACGGGGCGCCGTCGCGACCTTCCACGAGAACACGCCCGATTGGCCAAAGATACTCCGCCAGTACAAGGCGGGATCGGCGCTCGGAGAGCAGGGCGTCCTGGGCGGCGGAGCGGGGCACTTCCACCGCAGCATAGGGTAGCAAGTTTCACCTGACCAAGGTGGAAGGCCCGGTGTTTCTCGGCGGCCAACACTCCGGGTCCCGGGACCAGGGACACCGGGCCTCAAAATATCCAGGCGTATCCTCCGACACGCTTAGTACCGAGTTTTACCCTTTGCACTCGGTGGATGAAAGCAAAGGGGACTTTCAAACCTCATGAGCAAGCCTAAGAAGAAGGAAGAGAAGAAGGCCCCGCCGCCGCGAGTCTGGCGAAGCGAGAAGGCGAAAGCCTGGGAAGAGGAACGAAGCCGATGATCCTCGTCCTTCTATACCGGTATCTGCGGACCGCCGCCAGGTGGAGGTGGCTCCTGTGGAAGCACGGGGGAGTCTGCGAGATGTGCCATCGACCGATGTCCACCGTCTGGAAGCGGCACGGGGGGAAACCCTATGTGCTGT